TTATTTTTATTATATAATAATTTTTTGAGTATCTCTACTCAAAACTACTTAATTAGTACTAATACTCTAAATGAGTATTATAATAGAACATTAACTATAGATTATTCTGCTCATTCTATAAACACTAATGGAATGATTTTTCCATTAGGAAGAGATAGTTATGTTATGTCTACTCCTATAGATATAACTACTAATGAAATTATATTTTCTAGGACCTTTCAGTTGCCCATAATAACTGATAGCATGTCTATAGTTACATCTAATATAGATTTAGTCAAATATAATAAAATTAGTATAACTACTAGTCTCTATGATATAACTACAGTAGAACCTAATTATATATTAGGTAGGGCGATAGTATTAGATACTGTTAATTATGCAGTAAGTCCTACTGATATTGCTAATGTTTATAACAGATTATTTATAATAGACTTTAATAATTATATTATTGATCCTGTATCCATAGGTATAGCTTTTACTAGACCATTTTATATTCAAGATGTAGCTACTCTTAGTATAAATAATAATAAAATAAAATTATTATACTCTTATAAGATACCAACTGATATAATAGTCTTAGATTATCCTAATATTCCAATTTTTACAATAACATCTTTACCGATATTACTTAATACAGTAGAAGATAACAAAATACTATCTATATCTACTTGCAATACTGTAACGGATATAATCTCTCCTTAAAGGAAACTAATGGCAACTTTAAATAAATTTAATACCTTTGCTAAAGCAGCAGCTGAAAAAGTACATAATCTAGCTTCTGATCAGTTAAAAGTAGCTTTAACTAATTCAGCTCCAGTAGCTACAAATGCTGTATTAGCTGATATAACTGAAATAAGTTATACAAACTTATCTACTCGTAATATAACAACTACTTCCTCAACTCAGACATCTGGTGTTTATAAGTTAGTCCTGGCTGATTTAGTATTAACTGCTTCCGGTTCTGTTGGTCCATTTAGATATGCGGTAATTTATAATGATACTGCTACTAACAAAGAATTGATTGGTTGGTCAGACTATGGTTCATCTATTACTATGGCCTCTGCTGAGACATTTACATTAGATTTCGATAATGTTAACGGATTATTTACTATAACCTAATATGACTATATTATACTCTGATGATTCAGGTCAAGTTATATGGCCTGAGACGGATTTACATGACCCTGATTCTAAGAAATACTACTATATAATGTACCGACCTCCTGTTAGGTTATCATCTCAAGAGTATATAAAAGGAATTTCTATTGTTATACCTTCTACTCCTAATGGATGTATTTATGAATGTGTGAGTGGGGGTATCTCTAGTTTAACAGAGCCTACATGGGGTACTGTAGAAGGTGGTACTACAGATGATGGAGATGTGAAATGGAAATGTAAGCCTGCTAATGTTCGTTTAATGGCAGGAGATGTTATTACTACATCAACTTGGACTGGACCTAGTTGGGTAACACTTGCAAATATCGCTGATATTATAGATAACAGGATTACTAGATGTAAAGTAACGGCTATGATAGTTCCTACTGGTACTACTACACTTACTTTGACTAATCATATTACTGTAACTAGGGCTTCTGGCATAACTGAAGAATTTGATAAAAGTTTAATTATAACTATAGCGGATTTATAGTATGAATACTTCAGAAATAAACGATATATTTGTAGAACGAAGACGACATCCAATGATAACAGAAGAAGTGATTGAAGAGATAGCAGAAAGAGCTGCTGAGAAAGCAGTTATTAAAATGGAATCTAAGATGTATCAGCAAGTAGGGAAGACTTTTATAAATAGATCTTTTCAATTCTTAGGTGCATTGGTTCTTGGAGCCGCTCTTTATCTTCAAAGTAAAGGGTTCTTTAAATTATAATAATTAAATATAATTATGACTTTATTACAAAAACTAATTACTGCTGCTAATGCAGTTAAAGCTGGTGAAAGTTTACAAGATCCAGCAAAATGGAAGAACCGTAGTTTACTAATGGTACCGTTTGGTATTATTACTTCAGCTATTTTTAATTTTACTGGAATTGATGTTCCTCAAGATGCGCTTAATGCTATTAATTTTGGGCTTGCCACTCTTGGTAGCGTGCTCTTTACTTACTTCACAGCAGCAACAACAACTAAAATTGGATTGTAAACAAAAAGCCAGAGTAGTAACTGAAGAGGTTATTACTCAACAAAATCCATATGGATATATTCTATTCTACATTGAGTGTACAGAGATAAAATGAGCATTATAACTATTCCTTACCAATTTGAACCAAGAGTCTATCAGAAAGAGTTATTAGCTGCATTAGATTCTGGTTATAGAAGGGCTATCTGTGTATATCATAGACGCGCTGGTAAGGATAAGACTATGTTCAATGTTGTTATTAAAGAAGCATTAAAGAGACGAGGTGTCTACTATTACTTCTTTCCTGAATACGCTCAAGGACGAAGAGTTATTTGGGATGGTATTGATGGCTCAGGCTTCAAATTCTTAGATCATATCCCTGAACCACTAATACAATCTAAGAATTCTACAGATATGAAAGTACAATTGACTAATGGCTCAATTATACAAATCATGGGGACTGATAAGTTTAATAAGATTAGAGGCAGTAACCCAGTAGGTTGTGTATTCTCTGAATATGCTTTCCAAAATCCAAAAGCTTGGAATATTGTAAGACCAATTTTAGCTGAGAATAATGGATGGGCTATATTTAATAGTTCAGTAAATGGAAAAAATCATTTTTATGATATGTATAACCTAGCTATGAGAAACCCTAGTTGGTTTGTTCAGAACTATAACGTTCTACAAACATTAGATGAGAATGGAAATAGATATATATCTGATGAAGTGATCGATGAAGAAAGAGCTTCTGGAATGTCTGAAGAGATGATCCAACAAGAGTTTTATAATTCATGGACTTCAAATGCTTCTGGGTTCTACTACTTAGCTATGCTAGAAGAATTAGAAAAAGAGAAGCGAGTTGGTAGAGTACCACATAATCCTTCAGCCCCAGTAGAAACTTGGTGGGATATAGGAGTAGGAGATTCTACCTCAATATGGTTTACTCAAACTTTAGGTAAAGAGATTAATGTAATTGATTATTATACTTCTCTAAATAAAGGACTAGAGCATTACGCTAAAGTTTTACAGAATAAAAACTATGTTTACAAATCTATAAACTTTCCACATGACATGATTAATATTGAATTTGGAACAGGTAGAACTAGATTTGAAATGGCAGAGGAGTTATTCAAAGGTACTAGATTAAACATAGTTCCTAAATTATCTAAAGAAGAAGGTATTAATGCTGTTAGAGCCATTCTTCCTCTCTGTAATTTTGATAAGGTTAGGTGTAATATCGGCTTAGATGGTTTAAAGAATTATAGAAAAGAATGGGATGAGAAGAATCAAGTTTATAAAAACACCCCAGTACATGACTGGGCATCTGATCCCGCTGACGCTTTTAGATATATGGCTGTAGGTTTAACCCTTCCTAAATCTAGATCATTTAGGTCTGAGATGATGAAAGCCAATCAAAGAGTTATTTCCACGAAGAATTGGAGGGTCGCTTAACAAATGGCGAATATACTAAAGGATTATGATTTAGCTAAAAAGCAATGGTCTCGCTATCAAACTGCCATCACTCGTGGTCATGGAGACTACCAGAAACAAGCTAAATTATGTGAGAATTTTTATTTAGGTGGGGGTAGACAGTGGTCTGATGAGGATAAGAAAACCTTAGATGATATTGGAAGGCCTTACTTAGAAGAGAATATAATATTTTCTACTGTAAATACTGTTATTGGGTATCAAACTCAATCTCGTATGGATATTGCTTATAAACCTAGAGAAGTAGATGATCAGGATATTTCTGACATACTCTCTAAACTAAGTATGTACCTAACGGATACTAATAAATATCCGTGGAAGGAGAGCCAAGTATTCTCTGATGGATTAATCCAACAAAGAGGGTACTTTGAGATAAAGATGAATTTCAATGAAAATATCTATGGGGATATTGAAATTGAATCATTAGATCCATTAGATGTTATACCAGATCCAGATGCTAAATCTTACGATCCAGATGATTGGGCTGATGTTCTAGTTACTTCATGGATGTCCTTTGATGATATTAAAGAGACTTATGGATTAAATAAGTGGAGACAAGTAGTTTCATCTATTTCTAATGATCCTGATTTTGGAACAGACAATTTAGAACAGCCTAGAAATAAGTTTGGTACTATAGAGAATTATTCTGCCTTTTATCAAGATGAAGTTGGGGTAGAACATGCTAGAATAATTAATAGACAATATTGGAAATTGCAGAACAGAGAGTTTTATTTCGATGTTAATACAGGTGATTTATATCCTGTACCTGACGATATAAAAGCGTCTGAAAAGAAGAGAATTGCTAAAGAGAAAGGCTGGGAAACAATTAAGCGAGTAACTAAGAGGATTAGATGGACAGTATCTACTAGAGATACTATTCTTCATGATGCTTGGAGCCCTTATGATCATTTTACTATAGTCCCTTATTTCCCTTATTTCAGACGAGGGGTAACAGTAGGTCTAGTTGATAATTTAGTAAAAACTCAAGAGATGCTTAATAAAGTCTACTCTCAGATTTTACATGTAGTTAATACTACAGCTAATTCTGGATGGATTATTGAAGAAAACTCTCTTGTTAATATGGAAGTTGAGGATCTGGAGGATGTAGGTTCTCAAACTGGATTAGTATTAGAATATAAATCTGGTAGACAAAAACCAGAAAAAATTGAACCAAATCAGGTTCCAACTGGTCTAAAGGATTTAGTAACTTCTGGAGTAGATTTAATCAGATTAATCTCTGGTGTATCTGAAACATTCCAAGGTGGTAAAGGGCCAGAAGTAAGTGGAACTGCAATCCAATCAAGAGTTCATCAAGCAGCAGTCCAATTAGCTGCCCCTATAGATAATCTATTTAGAACTCGTAATATGATTGCTGAAAGGGTTCTTAAACTAATACAAGCTTTTTACACTCAAGAACGTACTTTCATTATAGTTGGCCCTGATGATAAAGGTAAGTCTGTTAATACTCCAATTACAATTAATCAAGAACAACCAGATTCATCTAGGTTAATTAATGATGTAACTGTCGGTAAATATGATGTAGTTATAGCTGATGTACCTACTCAAATAACTTTTCAAAATGCTCAATTTGCTCAGGCAATTGAACTTCGTAAATTTGGTGTTCAAATACCTGATGATGAAATGGTTAAAATGAGTACTCTTTCTCGTAAAAATGAGATCGCTAAAAAGATGGAAGGTGGTCCAGATGAAGAGCAACAAAAGCAAATACAAAAGCAAATGGAACTGCAAATGGAAAGTATGCAGAAGACTATTGAAGAGTTAGAAGCTAAAGCAAAAGATAAGGAAGCAGATACTCTTAAGACTGTAGCAGATGTCGCTATGTTAATAGCTGATAAGCCAACACTAGCTCCTATTATGGATGCTTTAATGGCGTCTATTGGTAAAGAAACCTCTGAGCAAGAGCAAGAACCTGAGTTACCTGAAATGACTCATCAACAATTAGGAATGATGTAATAATGATTAACTCTAGAAAATTAGAAGACCTTCATCCTAAAGTAGAAGGTATGTGTAGAGCATTTATACTTAATTGTAATAAAGAAGGTATAGATGTAATCATCACCTCTACTTATCGAGATATTGAATCTCAAAATGCTTTATATGCTCAAGGAAGAACTTCTCCAGGAAAGAAAGTTACTAATGCTAGAGGCGGTCAATCATTTCATAACTATAAAGTTGCTTTTGACTTTGTTCCTATTATTAATGGTAAGGCTCAATGGAGTGATTTAAATGCATTTAAGAGATGTGGTGAAATAGGTAAGAAACTAGGATTAGAATGGGCTGGGGATTGGGTTAGCTTTAAAGAGTTTGCTCATCTTCAGTTTACAAATGGATTAACTTTAAAAGACTTCCAATCTGGAAAAACAATTTAATTATTTACTGAATGACTCAGTACTAAACATAACCCCAAAAGGAACATATGGCTGTAGATAATGACACATTAGATCGTGGTGATGAATTTGAACTTGACGAAGATGAGGAGCTTGAAGAGTCAGAAACTGACGAAGACTCATTGGAGGATACTGAGAATACTAACGACTCTGAATCAGAAGAGATTGAAGAAGATACGGATGATGAAGATGAGGAAGAACCTAAAGAAATAATGGTTCCTAAAGCTCGCTTAGAAAGGGAAAAAAGAAAAGCGGATGAGCTTAGAGAAAGAAGTTTATGGCTTGAAGAACAATTAGAGAAACTGATTGATCTTAATAATAAAAATCAATCAACTTCTATAAAACCAGTTGATCCTGTAGTTGCATTTGACTTTGATCAAGCTGAAGAAAA